TAAAATATTTTGAAGATCTACGTAATAAAGCTAAAGATGGTTTAAACAAGATGGATAAAGATGGACGAATTGGTGGAGAACCTGTACCTGTAGGTGGACCTAAGGCTGGTCCAATGGGACGACAAATGGCTATGGGTGGAGATCTTACACCAGAAGAATTACAAGAAATAAAAAAGATGGCTGAAGGTGGCATGGTACAAATGTCAGATCCATATCAACAACAACAGTCTATGTATCAACAACCAAGAGCTATGCAGAGTGGTGGTATAACTGGAGAGTTTGTAACATCAACAGGCCCAGCCCCACCACAAAGACCAATCTATACTGGCGAGTTTAGTTATGAAAAACCTGGTGCTGGTGCTTATCAACCCCCTGCTGGTACACAACAAACACAACAAACCCCTGTAACACTATATGGTCCTAATGGTGAAGTTATAACCTTAATGTTACCAAAGGATCAAGTAAGATATAACGAATTAATAGCACAAGGTTATACTACAACAGCACCCACAGTAGTAACCCCACAGCCTAGGGATGATGATGACGATGATGATGAAGGGGGAGAGGATAATCCAACTTGGATGGATAACTATGACTACACTAACTTTGATAATCTAGCACAACAAACTTCTGCAGCTTTAGATGGACCTACAACTATGTTAGGTAGTGCTGCTGAGTTTGTCTTTGGTAGAGGAGTTTTAGGTAAATTTGCAAAAGCATCTAATGCAGCTCAAGTAGCAGCTAACATTGCAATACTTAAAGCACAGGGTGGTGAATATGCACAAGATGTATCAAGTTTAACAACTAAGTTCAATAGTTATATTAATGATAATAAATTAGGTAAACTTAAAAACTTTATTACTGGTAGTAGACTAGCAAAACAAATTAATACTACTCAAGTTGATGCTGGACTATTTAAAGATTCTACAGATGTGTTTGGTAATAAAATTTTTAAAACTGAAGAAGAATTTAATAAGCAGATGCAAAAGAATGCAGGTGAAAATTATAAATATGACCCAACTATAACAACACCTGTAGATCATGATGATGATGATAGTACTCCACCTATTAATGTAAGTGGGGGGTATAAACGAACTGGTTCTTTAGCACCCACTGCTGAAGAAATAGGCTCTATTAGGCCAGGTCCAAGACCTCTTGTAACAAAACCTACACTTACTGCTACTGAAAAATATGAAAGAGATCAAGCAAGAGAAAGTGCTTCAAGTAGCAGAATAGATGACCAAAGACGGGAACAAAGAATACGTGACATAGTTTCAGGTGCTATACAACCTAAAAATGTAGATGAAGAACGAGAGTTTGCTGGTATAAAAGCTGCAATGACAGGATTTGATGAATAACCCCTAAACTAAATAACTATAAGGCTACTCAGCTACGGCTGACCCCAACATAAAAGGAGATAGGATATGCCTGAACTAACACAAGTAGAAACAAAAAAGTCTGTAGGATTTGTTGATCGTGGTTACAATTACGAAAAGAAACAAAAGAAAATGCAAGCTGAAGAAGAGGAGATTAAAAAACTTGAAGCTGAAGCAAGGGGAGATACCCCAGTAGATGCAGAACAAGAAACTCCCCAAGAGGAAGAGACCGATACAGAAGTTAAAGAAGAAACGTTATCTGCAGAAGAAAGAACTTTTAAAAAACGTTACGGTGATCTTAGGCGACATGTACAAGAAAAAGAAAAAGAGTGGGAAGAAAAGTTTAGCCGCTTAGAGAAAGTAGCAAAACAAGAAGGTATAGTACCACCTAAATCTGATGAAGACATAGAAAGTTGGGCAAAAGAATATCCTGATGTAGCTGGCATTGTAGAAAAAATTGCAGCTAAACAAGCACAAGAAATGTTTGAGAAAGCTAACATACGTATTAAAGAGATTGATGAAGAACGTATGGAGTTAAAACGTGACAGTGCAGAGAATGTAATACGTAAAGCTCACTCCGACTTTGATGACCTTAGGGCATCAGATGGGTTTCATGATTGGGCTGATGAGCAACCTAAGTGGGTTAAAGATGCTCTATATGAAAACTCAGATGATCCTGACTCAGTGATTAGAGTTATTGATTTATATAAGATGGATAAAGGTCTTACTGTTTCTGACAAAAAGAAAAATACAAAGAGTGCTGCTAAGACAGTAACAAGAAAGGGTAAAACAGAAGTAGATATTTTAGATGCATCTGATTCTATAAAAGAGTCTGAAGTAGCTAGAATGTCTGATAAAGAATTTTCAGAAAGATCAGATGAAATTAACTCTGCACTACGCAGTGGAAAATTTATTTACGATGTATCTGGATCTGCAAGATAACTGTTGACAAATATAAATTCAACAGTATAACTATGGACATGTAACAAAAGCCTCTTCTTGACTACCTTTTGTTAATGTTTATTTCATTAAAAGTCTAAACTAAAAGAACTACCTGTTCAAGTACAGGCCCAGTAATTATTTGGTAGGCCAACTAAATAGTATCTGCACCCTAGAAAATGTAACAGCCTCTTCAGTGTGTTTAGCTTCTAAAGCCAAACTATAGGAGGATTATACCATGGCTTTTTCAAGTGCGTCAGGTTATGGCAATTTACCTAATGGTAATTTTAGTCCCGTAATCTACTCTAAAAAGGTACAGCTTGCATTTCGTAAAGCTGCTACCGTTGGCGATATTACAAACTCTGATTATTTTGGGGAGATAGCTGCCCAAGGTGATACAGTGCGTATTATCAAAGAACCTGAAATCTCAGTTCAGTCTTATACTCGCGGTACAACTGTCACTGCACAAGACCTTGACGATGAAGATTTCACTCTGGTTGTAGACAAAAGTAACTACTTTGCTTTTAAGATGGATGACATCGAAGAAGCACACAGCCACGTTAACTTCATGGATCTAGCAACAGATCGTGCAGCTTACCGTCTAGCTGACCAGTATGACCAAGAGGTTCTTGGTTATCTTTCAGGCTTCAAACAATCAGCCTTACATGCAAAAGCAGACACAGCTAATGACACCGCAAGTGGTGAAAAAGCTGTTCTTACTGCAGGTGATGATGAATTGCTTTCAAGCATGAAACTCAAAAAGAGTGACTTTGGTAACATTACCACTGCATCTGCTGGTGATCACTCAATCCCAGTAACTGCTCGTATGCCAGGTGCTACGTCATTACCAACTGCAACTGTTTCACCTGCGATGGTTGTTGCTCGTATGAAGCGTTTGCTTGACCAACAGCAAGTTGATACACAAGGGCGTTGGCTGGTAATTGATCCTGTATTTATGGAAATCCTTTCCGATGAAGATAGTCGCTTCATGAATGGGGACTACGGTGAATCAGGTGGACTACGTAATGGTCTTGTTATCAATAACTTTCATGGGTTCCGTTTGTACTCATCCTCAAACCTACCAGCAGTAGGTACAGGACCAGGTACATCAGGAACAGCTAACCAGAATGCTAACTTTGGTGTTCTAGTTGCTGGACATGATTCTGCTGTTGCAACTGCAGAGCAGATTAACAAGACTGAAACATATCGTGATCCTGACAGCTTTGCTGACATTGTTCGTGGTATGCATCTGTACGGTAGGAAGATTCTTCGTCCTGAAGCAATCGTAACTGCCAAGTATAACGCAGCATAAGGGGGGATTGAATTATGGCTACTATTACTATGTCCACGAACTCAGCCTCTACTTCCAATAATGGCGGTACTGGCAACAAGCAGCTTCGTGGCAGCTTGGTAACTCTGCAGAACGATATTGATCTTGCAGATGCTATCCTACAAAACGGTGGTACTGCTTTAGCAGCCGATGATATCATCCAAGCTATTGCTGTCCCTGCAAACACTATGATCCTGTACGCAGGTTTCAAAGTTGTTACTGCGATGACAGGTACTACTACTGACTCTGCTTTGCATGTCGGTATTACAGGAACAGACGTAGACTTGTTTGCTGCGTCATTCGACTTAGATGGAGCTTCAGCAGGGGCTATCACCCCACCTGCAGGTCTGTCAAGTGGTGTTGTTGCTAATGTACCAGCATTTACTGCATCAGCAGATACTATTGACGTAGAAATTCATGCGTCAAGTGGAACCATTACTGGTGGTATTATTCGTGTGTTTGCAGTTTGC